GCTAAATAAAGAGAATACAATATTGGGGAGCTAAACACGTCTATAATATAAGTCGCCAAAACGTGAGGCTACACCCAATAATTTTATTAAATGGTCACATGCATAAATCATGTTACGAAGAAGTTAAGTGATCATGTATAAATATGAGGTCTTGGTATGGTAAGGTGCTACAAAAGCGCGTTTCTTACTTCAACTGTGCCTCGCTATCTAAACATTACGATAAAAATCCGGTTAAATAAAGAGTATATAGTAATCGATTACCCCAATCGATAAAATGGGAGACTAACAATGAGCCGAGCGTCCTGCGCGCTTCGACTTTTGGACGACTATAGTCTCGAAGTCGTCGTCTGTATCGGTCAGCGGTTGTTTAGTTTGCTTAACACGAACAGTGGGTACTGGTGGTACTGGTGGATAGTAGTCAGGGTAGTTACCTGTTACAACTGAAATACGCGGTAGCGTTGTTGGGAGGCCAAAGTGGGCGGCATCGCCAAGTGCCACAAATGTGCGTACTATAATGATACAAGCTGATGTGGCTACAAAACGCCAGTTAAGAGTACCGAGTGAGTAGGGTTCGCCATTAATGAATCCGGAATAGCTGGGTGGGATCATAAATTGCCCCAAGTGTACATAGGGAATTTCGATCTCAAGCCACTCTGGGATAGCTGTCGTAACAATGAAATTGTGTTGGTGTGGGTTGGAAGGGGTCATGTATGGTGGTCCGATAGGGAGGGTAAGCATTGCATTTGCATCAAAGGCTTCAAGTCCTGATCCAATTCCAGTAGTTCCGAGGCGTCCATAGGCCATGTTAACATAGCCATATGCTTCGACTTGTGTTCCAGGTACTACCGGCTCTATGCGAATGCACGCTTTGATACGTACATCGCCTCGAAAGCCTCTAAACAGTGGTGCGTACCATCCAATCAAACCCCCTCCATTGTTGGGGTTGGACCTTCCAGTTCCATCGGGAAAGCAAATCGTGTTTGCTACATCCATATAGAAGTTGACTGCATTATCCGGTTCAGTTGCTGCTGAGACAATACTAGCGTTGGAATATTTCTTGCAGAGGGTATTAATATCGTAAACGATATCCTCGAAATGGGGCGCAACTTTCGTTCCGCGCGAAGAAATACTGCTAGTTATTTTCTGGTTCGGCAACTTTCCTAAGACTACAGCCTGCGGTTGTTGTGTTGGTATAGGTGTATTTGTCGGGTTCATCTGGGTGGGCACGGACACCGTGTCCAGTGTAGGTGCAGTAGCGGTGGAAGCCTGTGTTCGTACTTTCGCAATCTTTATGCGTGCAACACTTTCCTCTAGCTCGTTGATCTCTGCAATTTGGCTCATTTTGTTGAGCATATGCGGAGGTCGTTCGTGCAAGCCGTCGAGGCATGGTAAAGGTGTCGTCACATGAGCATTGTCCAAAGTCGCATGCAGCAAAACATTTATGGCTGGTGCACCAACAATCGTCGGTTGTTGTGAATATACTACAAGTAGGAGTGTGCCTAAAGAGTCGCCCGCGGCTAGATATAAGGCGGACTGGGGATGAATCATTTGCACATTCATCTTGTACGTCGTGGTCAGGCCGGCTTTCATGATGAGATGTTGTGTGAAATCGATCTGGGTTAGTGTACTGAGAAAGCCATTGTCTACACTTCCCACCGTAAAATTTGCCTTCGATATGAGCGGCATCCAAACAAGCGCCAATGCACCCGATTGAAATCGTGATGATGAAATTTCAGCTTGAATTGTGATGTCAGATACGAGATTTACAAATCGTTCCTTGACAATCTGTCCAAGTTTGCACACAAGAGCATCGGATGGTAAATCCCATGCGCCAAGTATGTGAGATTGAAGTTCAGCATCAGTCCAGTCAACCGAAGCAAAGAGCGTCTGCTTGTTTGCGGCCTCCTGCATTGTCCAGCCGCACTCTCCGATCGCTTGCTGTACGCGCGGATGGTTAGGTTGGATTGTTTCAGGGGTAGTTGAATTAGTTGTCGTGACGTCTACGTTGTCGACTGCAGTTGCGGTTCCAATGGTTCCTACAACCTGGGCAACGTTCATGGTTTCTGCTGAAGCGGCGGGAGCCGACTGTGTGGTAAAAGCATGAACCTCGAACGCGCTAGGTGCAAGTTGGATCGACGCATTATGCATAGACATGTTAGCCACAGCGAAATCTGGTCCTCCAGATTTGCGAACTACAATTCGAATGTCGGGTGAGGCATTTCCACTAGCTCTGAGTTGTTTAGCTACAGAAACGACGAGTAATCCAGTAAAGCGAGGGGCGGTTGTGGCGCGAGTTGTTGCTAGGCCATTAGCGATTTCAAGCCAAGGATATTGTGCGATGTAGGGTACTGTGAAGCGAGTTTTCGACGACGCGTCACTTATATTCATGATAGTGTAGTAAACTGACGACTTATCAGTGGCAGACGGAATATCAGCCAAGTCAAAGATGCCTGGAAAGAACGAGATGCGAAGGGAACCTTGGTGGAATCCATTCGAAGCGAAAGCCTCGACTTCGTAGTTGATCGATCCTGTCCAATTTACAAACGGTTTCGTGAGATAAGTTAGCGCAGTTGGAACCTGTCCAGCAGTAGTGAAGAACTCAGGTCCCTGAAGTTCTGTGTTGGGACCTACGAGCTCCACGAAGAGCGATGTTCCAATCGCTTGTGATCCGAGCCAATTGATAGTCTGGTAAAGTGGTGTAGGAGCTATGGGTATAGTTGTTGGTATACTCCACAGGTCGTTGAGGCGTGTTTGCTTTCCTCGTCGGAAGTGGTATCCGTCGACCATCGTCATAGACGACGGATCAAGGCGAAGCGGCACGCTAGTATCTACACCTTTTACGGCATTCATGTTGGGTGCAAATTGCATGCGAGTTTTCGAGATCGTGTCTGGAAAAGTTGGTCTATCCAGATCTCCGAGCATGCCGAGAGCGTCCTTTTGGATTTCGTGAGGAATGATTCCATCAACGATTTTTGCGAAAGGTGCTACTAAATCCATAATTGCTGATTGTGTCTCCACTGAAAGGCCAGGGCGGCCAATGCTAAAAGTGTTGTTTGACATTGTGGTTGTGAGTTGTTCAAGGTTAGTTGATCTATCGTGGTAGGGGCTGAAAGTGTCTGCCCAGCCTCCATGGCAGCAGTAAATATCATCAAGCTCTTCGAAAGTAAACAGGGGCGCTTGTGGTAATACTGATTTGAATTGTTCCCTGACAGCGTTGAAATGTGATTGTCCGTAGAAGTACCACATTCTCAATGCTGTTTGTACGTTGTCAATGGTTGCCTGTTCTGGGTTGTCCGTTTTCGTTATCCAATTAGTCATTTCATACAAAACTTCCTCGTCCATAAGGGCGACATACTTTTCTCCAAGTCGTCCAATGCGATTCTTTAGAAACGTGGTCTCATAAAGATTCCAATGGTTGCGCAACTCGTTATTGTCCTTTATACCTGGTGTGTACTTAAATCCAAACATTTCGCAATAGCTTTTCATTTGCTGAAAGCCAAAGTAGGGTCGAACCATAGATGCAACAGAAACGACATGATCGTCTCCGAAGATCAACATAGAAATGTTTTCATCAAAAGTTTTGATATTTTGGTATTCCACAGGTACAGAGTCGCAATACGCGTTGTAGGTATGTGCCAACATGCAAAGAGAGTTTAGCATTGTTGTTATCTTTTCTCCAGAAAGTGTTCCGCGAGCTGTGAAGAACGCGAACATCTGACACAAGTGGACAACAGTCCTGCAGCTCATAGCAGCATTCTCAAGCTTAAGTTTGTAGTTAGCTTGAAGTTTCTTGGGTATGCCGGTAAGTATCCAGCGAATGATAGGTTGAAGCACGGTATAAACCAATGAACGTAGCATATAGTCTGCATCGTATTTGGCTCCATCTCCATCATAAGCTAGCACTGAGTTACTAATGAGTTGCATTACTTTGTCGTGCCATTCGTCAGAGTAGGGATCGATACCTACGCAAAATGGGCTATCCGTTTTACTAAGTTCCATAAAGTGGGCGACAGCGCGTCCGAATAAGCGAGTCATTACGATGGTAAATTCTTGAGGGAATATATTGAATATCCTCGTTTTGCCAGTTCGTATTTTCTCAAGCTTGCGCCGTTCGTCTTTAAGCGAATCCACAACTATTGGAACAACCACTGAGTGTTCAAGGTCATTCCAAAGATTGTCGATACGCTCACGCAATATGGGGCTCGATACAACGTAGTGTCCATCTACGACACTTACATGGTCACGTTTTCCGTTTCCTTTCGGGTATCCAAATCCACAGGAGGTGCTCATATCAATGCCTTTGACGTGTGGAACGCCGATAATGCCATTGAGAGCTTCATCTTCTGTTAAGATACCTGGTTTAATTCCGGTGTGAGCCTTATTCCAATAAAATTCAACCACCTCTTCGCTGCGTTTGAGTCGCTTAAAATCCATTTCGGCGGGGGTTCCTGTATATTTGCTGATTCCAACAAACAATGGTGAAACCTGTTCCTCTAGTCTGGGATCTCCAGGGCTCAAAACAGCTGGTTCTGTTGTGTGTGGTCGAATCTTATCATGAATGATAGATTTGCGAATGGACGTCTTTGTCGATTGATATTGCACCATACTCTTTTCCAAACGTCCAATTGGAATGAGCACATTGGTCTCTAACACATTCCAAGGATGCTCGTCAGATTGTGTACTAATGTGTGGTGTGGTAGCATCTGACCGAACGGAAAGATCTTCTTCCGTAAAGGTAATGCTACGGGCGGTGGCAGTGTGATGTGTATATGCAGCCACATGCATTCCCATAATACGATATTGCTTGTCAAAAACAATAGCACCACAGAATCCGTCAGTTGTCACAAGAGGAGTTGCATAGCCACGAGTGACTAAGTACTCAGACTCAGGTTTGGTAGCGGTATCCATGGCGACAAACTCGTTTTCAGCTCGAAAGTATCCATTGTACATAGAAAATTGGAAGTCTTTATTCCACACGTACATAGTACCCTCAAAAGCCTCGGGAACACGAGTTCCAGACGGAAGGAGATGCGAACGCCAGTTCCTAAATGGCATGATCTCCATACGTTTGATGTCGATTTCGACTAAGTCTAATTTGGAGTGAAAGGTCAAATCACTCGCTGCAAACGCACATGCTGCCTCATAATTCCTTCCTCTACGACAATACTTAACGTTGATGTTAAACGATTTTGCATTTGTGTGTCTCAAAAAGCAATGTTTCGTCGTTATAAGGTGGTATCCTGAGACTACAAAAGCATTTTGCAGAAAGCCGGATGGGTTTACATCTGAGGTCACGTGGATGAGAACGCAACCTGGTGGGGGCTGGATTTCGGGGATAGTATCTTCATCTTCATCTCCATTAGTTCGTACGCTTTGAGCTATTACTGCTCCGGTTCGATTAGCTCGCGATTTTGGGGCAAGCTCGAATGATTCAGTCTTGAACTCTAAAGTTTCTATGAACTCTTGGATGTGGGTGTCAACGTCACGATTAGCAATTATAGCCTGCACAGCACTAACGAGCGATGCACTTGCGAGACCAGCTGTTATAACTGTCGCTACTGCACCAACTATCTTGAAAAACTTCATAAAGAAATTCTCCACTTTAGCTGGGAGTTTCGGCAACAGATATCTAATTGCTGCCCAAGTGCCCGTCGTAACCATAAATCCTATTGCAGTTGCTACAACACCATTAACTGTAACGAAAGCCGCGTTGTTCTTAACATCAAGAGCTCTACAGGCAGCTTGGAGTTCCGGGCTTGTTCCTATCATGTCATCATAAAAGTCGCCTTGCGTTCGTATGCTACTTTTCGCCGAAAAGTAGGGTGCCTTGGGACTCACCGATTCATCATCACTATCGTCATTATAGAACAAGCCATCCTCATCAGGGATAGGAGCGTTTTTAGCCGAAAGATACGTTTTAAGGAACAAATCATCGTGCGCGCTGAGAGCCTTATTGTACTTCTGAAATCGGTCTGTCTCAAGCGTTGAAGCTTGAAGACAAGCCGAAAACTTCAGTTTCAGTGAGCGGCGCAGATACAAATACCGAGAGATCTGATTGAAAGTCATCTCTTTTAGGGTTGGTTTCATGTTGGGACAGAGTACATCACCTCCGATCTCACGCTTGTGTGTCCTAGCGCAATTAGAATCGCAGATCACATCCTTATCATCACCTCCACGGGCTTTAACCTCAAATCTCAAATGTTCATGAGTGGCAAGGTTAAACGGTATGCCAGGTTTGGCGTAGACATGGATGCGCTCATGCATTCGATTAATCAGGGCGGGTTTATGTGTAAGTTCATCTACTTCATACGAAGCACGGTTAGAACAAGAAACGATGGTGTCTGATGTAAAGTAAGTTCCTTTCTTTCCAACGCTGGGATCATCGATAGTAGCCATAGGCAACATATACGGTACGGGAGAGACAAGGCAAATCATTTCAGTGAGATCTTTATGCGGGTCGATTGGTGAGTTAATAGCACCAAGATCATCAAAGAAAGTTATTGTCTTATCTGAATTGTACGCATCCCAATATTCGGACGCGCAATTCCTGTTGTAAATATGCTTCGACGCATCTTTTACAGATTTACCGAGTATGTTAGCCATGAGTCCATAAGCACATTTTGATTTTCCAATTTTTGAGGCTCCATAAAGATAAATCCACAAAGGCTCCATACGTGCTTCACCTTCCTCAGCTTCCACGTTGGCTAGTTCTCTGTGCCAACTCTTTATCAAGTTCCGATCAGAAGTCGTCATTTCATATTCCTCATCATCCATGTATGGCAACAAGCAAAGGTACAAGCTTCGCCAGCTGCTTATGGCCTGTGAAGGAATTCCGACGCGGTCTGTCTTGAACGCCTGAACGGAATGAGATAGCTTAATGAAAGCGGTGAATAAGCCTTTAGGGTCGTCGCGGATGGTTCTCCATTCTCCAGGTTTTCCATACTGGAACCATCTCTGTATGAAGGCGGGCAATATCGAGAAAAGCCAAATAGCCAAATTCTTAACTGTTTTGGCAGCAGTTGAGAGTCCATTAAACAAAGAAACTTTAACAAGCGAGTCACGGTCAAGACGGGGTAGGTATTGTCTAACGAAAGATAACACATAGTCAAATGGGGTTGTAAAATCAAAAGACTGTGTGGAAACTTTCGGAGCCTCAGCTTTAGCGCTTGTAGAGGGCTTTGAAATTTCAACTTTGACGTCCCCTAGGTTATTCTGGTCCGGGGATCGACGCTGTGCGTCAAAGTCAATTTTAACAGTTTCTTCTCCATCTTCGGTTCTTTTGAATCTAACTTCAAAACCACCGTCATCATCTCGGAGACAAGCAGCACGTATGAGTTCAAACAAACTACGCGCAGCGGGGCCAAAGCTAAGGAATCGTACTGTGTAGGAAGCTATAACAGCAAGGGATAGCTCACGGGTGTCCGTGAACATATCGTATATTACTGATGATAAGCCTCCTGCAAGTGCAAGAATGTCTATTTTATCCATAACAAGCTTTTTAACTCGTTCCCAGATGTTAGCCGCTAACTTCTTTTGAAGGAAGTTGACAACTGATTCTGACATCTGAACCAAGTACTTTAACACAACGTTTCGCACGCTGGTTAAAGTAGCTTTGACGAAATGGATAAAAGAGTTTTCACTCTTCGGGGGGTCAGCTTCTTTGAAAAAAGGCGAGTCAGCTCCTTGAGTCTTGATGGTTGTTCGTGTGGCAATGTAAAGTCCTTTGCGATTCGAATAATGCAACATAAATTTTCCCTCTTCAAGTTCGTAAGTTTCCTTAGGTATAGCAGTAGTACCATACATACAGACCTTACATTCATCAGTATTTTTGTCGCAGTGCTCATCACAAGCATAAACATACCTAAGAGTCTCAGGTTGTCCGCGCAACATCATGACATAAAAGCCACGGTGCAATCCATATAGATAGTCTAAAGATGAATGGCCAGGCATGACATGTCCGATTTTTGCGTGGAACTTATCCGCTTCTTTTTCAACAACAAAGCCTCCTACAGATATCATACCCTCACGTTCGGGTGGGAAGGAGGCTTGACGAGCTGCCAATTTTTGTGACACTTCTGGCAATGGTTTTTCTTCGGCTGGAAGCAAAACTTGTGGAGCAACAGGTGGCTCAACAACAAGTTTTTCCTCAACAACTTTGGGAACAACAACTGGAGTATCAAGTGATTGCGTCTTAACTCGTCGGCGCAACTCTTGCTTGGGTGTTTCAATGGGGCCAAACAGAAAGTCATCCAAAACGGCCTTGTTATGCGTGTTAGCCATTAATGGAGCATCATCATCATCGTCCCATACATCTCCAAATTCATAAGGAGTATCAGAATTAGGCTGTTGGTAAGTATGCCATGAATTCCAATCTCCTCGATCTTCAGCGAGTTGCATTTTCTCTCTATGCTCAATCTCACGATCTTTGCGGCTCAACCAATTCTTAGGAGCAGCTGGTCGGGTAGGTGGTAATGGATTGGAGGGTAGTTTGGGGCCAGGAGCAGGTTTTTCAAAATTACATTTCTGTCGGACAACACGTTTATCAACGTTTCCGATTGTTCGCGATGGGACATTTTTCTTACTATTGTATGCAATTTTAGTTGACGTGTCCCTAGGAGCACTTAGTGACTCATGCTTAAGAAAAACAAACTGTAGTGGTCCAGTTTGAATTTCAGCACAAACATTAAGCCAAGAATCAATCAATTGTGTTGCCTGTTTAATACGCCGGTTCATAGGTGTCTTGCGATCTCCGAGTGTAGCCATCTCAAAAGCAACATCATTTTTCGTTTCAACATCAAATTCTTTGTCCATAACCATGTCTTTGTAGTAAGCGAGTTTCGAGTCATTTTCTGTGGAAAGCTTAGGGCAAGCTTTAGTAGAAATGTTGTTTGTCATTTTTGTATTGTTGATTGCGCAGTTTTCTGATGAAAGTCTAGGGCAGACTTTAGTAGAAATATTGTTTGTCATTTTTGTATTAGTGATTGCGTGGTTTTCTGATGAAAGTCTAGGGCAGACTTTAGTAGAAATGTTGTTCGTCATTGTGTTAGTGGAAATTGTAACGGTAACAAATGGGTGGGTGGTGGGAAGCTTGATGGAATAAGCTTCAGGATCAGTTTCAGAAGAAAATCTAGGGCAGATTTTAATAGAAATATTGTCATTCATTATTGTCATATTGTGTCCATGTCCATATCTAAAGTCGAGAGCGGGTTTGTATACGATTGCAGCAGTACACGAGCTGGAAGAAGATAGGTCTTCACTATCGAAAATTAAAGCCATACACTGGTTATTTTCTAGGGTTATGCCGTAAAAACGGAGTGGTAAGACGTATTGTGGTTCTACCATATATACGAATCCTATAACGTTTGAAAAATCAACCTAGGAGTTGAAATCGGATGTCATTAATCTGACAACTGACTGAGATTACCAAAACTTAAATAAAAAGAAAAGGTGGGTTGGGTTTCGATCATGTAAGCAAAAGCACAAAGCAAAGATATCAAATACTGAAAAATAGGTGTAACTAAAAGTAAAACAAATATATCAATATAGAAAATCAGTGTAGTACAAATGCA